GATTTAGGAAGTAATGAAGGTTACGATTTAGCTAAAATAGATGATTTAGAAGAAGGTCATTTTATGAAAGAACCTATTGAATATTATAACGAAAAATACGAAAAATGAAATACAAACTAACTTACACAATTGGATTAACTACAATCCAAGAATGGATATTTAATTCTAAGAACTTGGCACACTACAAAAAGTGGGACTTAATCGAAAGCGGACGTTTTAACATGGGTACGTTTAAAATTGAAACGATATGAACGAAATAATAGACAAAGTCAAATTCTTTACAGAACGCGACCGACTAGACAGAAAAACACGACAACGCGAAATAGTGTATAAACGAGCGTATTTAATGTACGTAATGCGTAACCAGCTATTAATGACATTTCAAGAAATAGGCAATAGGTTTAATGTAACACACCCAACCGTTTTATACTGGTCTAATATGGTACATTTTTATTTAAACCAAAGTAAAGACCAAGTATACATTAATCAAATTCAAGAATATTTAAAAGCGTTTGAAGGCACAAAGTATACACCAGAATATCGCAACCTTGAAGAAGACATTTTGAATTGCATCAGTACGTACGAACTTAAGTTGATTAAAGAACGAATTAAAGAAAATAAATACGGAAACAATGACAGCTATTAAAGTAATATAGTTACATTTGTAAAGGTTAGAGTCTCAAACATAGTTAACCTAAAGGAATTATTTACCCTTGTAATGAAGCTGACGTGAGACTCCAGCGGATTTGCGAGGGTTTTTTTTTACCTAAAAATTAATAAAATGAGTGAAATTTATTTAGAATGTCAATACACTAGTAAAGACAAAATGATTATTTCAAATGGTGAATTTATTTGCTTTGAAATATTTGTAGGAGAAGATTCAAGAACTGTTTGTATAGATGACAAACAAGCGTTTACAGTTATTAAAGCACTAGAAAGTTTTAGAAATGAGCGGTTGGATTAAAATACATAGAAAGTTTTTAGACTGGGAATGGTTTAATAAGTCCGAAGCAGTACATTTGTTTTTGTATATGCTAATTAAAGCGAACCATAAAGACGCTAAATGGCAAGGTAACGATGTTAAACGAGGTCAATTTATTTCGTCTTTGGGTAACATTTCTAACGCTACTGGAATCAGTATTCAGCAGATTAGAACCATTTTAAAAAAGTTAGAAAAGACAAACGAAATTGAACTAAAATCAACAAGCCAATTTACTATAGTAACTATCTGTAAATATGAATGTTACCAAGATGAAAACGAAACTACTAACAAGCCATTAACAAACAATCAACAAACGACTAACAAACCATCAACAACAAACAAGAATGATAAGAAAGAAAAGAATGAAAAAGAAGTAATTTTAGATTCTTGGATTGACTACAGAAAATCAATTCGTAAGGCATTAAGTCAAGCTACCATAAACACTATTTTAAAAAAGATGGAAAGCTATTCAAACGAACAATGCAAATACGTAATTAATAATTCTATTGAAAATGGATGGCAAGGTTTGTTCTGGGATAAAGTACAAACGATACAAGAAGTAAACGAACCTAAAAAATGGAAAGCACCATGGAGTTAAACGGATTTAAAATAACAGAAGCTGGCGACGTAATAACGGACTTATTTAAACACCGCGACAATTATAACCAAAAAGGAAAATATTTAGGTTTTAAGTCACTACACGAACATTACTCTATGTCTTTAGGTAATTGCACGGATTGGACTGGTTTTCCAATGAGCGGTAAAACACAAGTATTAATGGAATGTTTGATGAACACTTCAAAGTTTTACGGGTGGAAACATTTAGTATATTTTCCAGACGTTGGAAATAACGTAGAAATAATAGCGGACTTAATCCACAAAAAGACGGGTAAAAGTTTTAATCCAGATGACCGCAACGTAATTAAAGATAGTGAAATCACACAAGCTATTGACTGGGTTATTCAGCATTTTAAAGTTTTGACACGTGCTGACATTAAAGCTAAGTTAACACCCGTTCAATTTTGGGATATGTCTGTAGAAATACAAAAAAAAGACGAACTACATACGGCTTCTATTGATAGCTGGAAAGATTTAAACCACCCCTACAATGACTATGGCGGTTATGCGCAATACTTGGAATACGTTTTACCTTACAGAAACCAAATAGCAGAAGACAACGGGTTGCATTTACATACAATTATTCACCCAAAACTAACGGAAAAGGAAAACGGAAAACGTAACCCACCTAGTCCATACGATTTAAAAGGTGGTTCGGAATGGTTTAATTCTGGTAAGTGCATGATAACCGTACACCGCGAAGACCCAACCTTTAACCTAGCTGAAATTTACTTTAATAAGATAAAGCCACGTTCAAACGGAAACATCGGTAAAATTGAAATCTGGTTTGATAAAGAACGTTTAAGTTACTTTGAACAAATTACAAAAGCACCTAACGTTTACGAAAAGATTTACGGCGCACCGATAAAAGAAGAAGTAAAAATACTAACCAATTTAGGACACAAATTAAAATCAATGCAATAATGGACATAGCCTTACAGCTTTTACTTGTTAAGAGCAAACTACAAAGTATAAAAACACGGATTAGACTAACACGTGAAGACCTAGAAGCAAAGAAACCAAACGCCACCGCATTTATACAAGGCGCGCACGACGTAGAACTAGACTTAACAGAAATAGAAAAGACAATCTACGACCTAGAAATGGAAATGCGCATGATAGGACGCGAAATAAACTACGCAATGAAAATAAACGGACACCTAAAAGAAAAGATTAAAGATTTAGAAAACGAAAACAAATACAAAAACTTAGACTTATGACTAAAAACCACAAACTCGTAACTTTGTCCGCTGTATTACCAGTACTAGCAGACTTCATCGAAGACCTTAACGACCAGTTCGTCTTCAAACAAGACTTAAAGCGTAAAGCTAACATACTAGCAGACGAAATACGCAAGGTAGACAGCCGACTTTTGAATACTAACGAAGCAAACCGCGAAGAAATATTTAAACAACAGATTGATTTACAGCTAGAGTTTAGAAACTGGATTAAAGAAACAATAAAATTCGACTAATGAGAAAGTTAAGAGTATTAATAGCTTGCGAAGAAAGCCAAGCTGTAACAAAAGCGTTTAGAAAATTAGGTCATGAAGCATTCAGCTGTGATTTATTACCTTGTAGTGGTGGACACCCCGAATGGCATTATCAACAAGACGTGTTCGAAGTAATTGATATGGGCTGGGATTTAATGATAGCGCACCCGCCGTGTACATTTTTAGCTGTAAGCGGTGCTAGATGGCTTTACAATAAAGACGGAACTAAAAACGAACAAAGACACAAAGACCAGGAAGAAGCCTTAGAATTTGTAGGTCAATTAATGAATGCGCAAATAAAATACAAAGCTATTGAAAATCCTATTTCAGTTATAAGCACTGGAATAAGAAAACCAAATCAAATAATACAGCCGTGGCAATTTGGCGACGAAGCGCAAAAAAGTACTTGTCTTTGGTTATTTAAATTACCTAATTTAGTCCCTACTAATATCGTAGGAAAAGGCGAGTTTATAGAATTCGTTAGCCATAAAGGACAACTTAAGAAACAGCCTAAATGGTACTTTGAAGCACTTAAAAAAGCTAAAACCCCCGCAGAACGTCGAACGTTAAGAAGTAAAACCTTTGACGGAATAGCTAACGCCATGGCTACACAATGGTCTAACTATATTTTGAGTCAAGATGCGCTGTAAAAATTGTAAAGACAAGTTCGAACCTATCCGATTCAATCACAAGTATTGTTTAAAAGACGAATGTATTAAAGCCTTTGTCGAAGAAGTCAAGGTAAAGCAATGGAAGGAAACAAAAACACGAATGAAAAACGACCTAAAAACGACACAAGACTGGCTTAAAGAAGCGCAAACAATCTTTAACAAGTATATAAGACTTCGCGACAATGGTTTGACGTGTGTTTCGTGTCAACAGCCACCAAAGAAAAAGAACGCGGGCCACTATTTTAGTTCTGGGGGTCATTCAAACGTTCGCTTTGATGAAGACAACGTACACTTACAATGTGAAGCGTGCAACACCTTCTTAAGTGGTAACTTACTAAACTACCAGATAGGCATACAGAAAAAAATCGGAGCGCAAAAGCTACTTGAACTACAAGAACGGGCGCACGTTACGAAAAAATGGACTATTGACGAACTGAAAAATATTATAGAAAAATATAAAATAAAAGTGCGTGAATTAGAATAAATATTATATCTTTGTCTAAACAAAACTTATTTAACATGAAAAATTTATTTAAAGCGTTGGCAACATTCCAACAAGAAGTACCAGTAATTCACAAGGCGACGCAAGGCTACGGATATTCCTATTCGGACTTACCGAAAATTTTTAGCGTTATTAATCCATTACTAAAAAAACACGGACTAGGATTCACTCAGTTGATTAACGACACTAATTTAGTTACGTGTTTATTTCATGTGGAAAGTGGCGAAACAATCGAAAGCACTACGGCAATACCACAAAACGTAGCTTTAAAAGGAATGAATGACTTTCAAGTTATGGGGTCTGCTATTACTTACGTACGTCGTTACGCTATCAGTTCTATGTTAGGACTAGTAACCGACAAAGACACGGACGCAAGTGGTGAACAAGTAACTAAATTACCTACGATTGACGCTAAACGTTTTCAAAAAGCCGTAGAAGCTATTAACGCTGGTAACTATACACGTGCCGAACTAGAAGCAAAGTTCACTTTAACAGAAGGTCAAACCGATTTAATTAACGCGTTATGAATGCTTTTAAAATTAGATGTTCAGCAATAGGTAAGATAATGACAAACCCCCGAACTAAGGGGGAATTGTTAAGCCAAACCGCAAAGACATACATAGAAGAACAAGTTATCCAAAACAAGTACGGAATTAAAAAGCAATTTTACAGCCGTTACACGGACAAAGGTATCCTAGTAGAAGACGAAGCTATCAATTTAGTATCTGACATTCTAGATTTAGGCTTTATATGGAAAAACGAAGAGCATTTTAGTAATGACTTCATGACTGGTACACCCGACGTAAACACGGACGCTATTTTATTAGACGTTAAAAGTTCTTGGGACGCTACTACCTTTCCGTTTTTTGCTACGGAAATACCTACAAAGGATTATTACTACCAGTTGCAAGGCTACATGGAACTTACGGGCAAAACCGAATCGTTATTGTGCTATTGTTTGGTAAACACACCCGCAGACATGGTAGAAGACGAAGTAAGACGCGCACACTGGAACGCTAACCTACTAGAAGAAAGTCTAGACCTACGCGACGAAGTACAGAAACGCCATAACTTTGACCACATACCAGATAACCGACGTGTAAAAGTATTCAAAGTAGAAAAAGACGAACAAGTAATAGAAGCAATCAAAGAACAGGTAGAGCTTTGCCGAGAGTATTACAACACCTTAATCAATTTCTTATGAAACAATGTATTTTATGTAAAGAAGAAACTGCTGTTGAAAGACATAGTTATTGCTTACAATGTGTAAGAGAAAAACATAAAAAATATTACAGAGATAGATACAAGTCTATGCCTTATAAAGGATGGATATATGTTATAATAAATCCCGCTTGGAATGGTTGGGTGAAAATAGGTAGAGCAATAGATGTTGCAAAAAGACTTAAAAATTATAATGTATCATCTCCATTAAGAGATTATGAAGCTATTTTTTGTACAAGAGTAGATAATCCAATTTTAATTGAAAGATATTTTTTTGAAACTTATGGAACAGAAAATAACGAATGGTTTAAAATATCAGCAGATGAAGCTATATATCAAATTAAAAAACTAAAAAATGAATATGAATCAGAAAATAGAGGATAAAATTGTTCTGCGTGTTCTTAGTCGATTCAGCGAACGTTCGCAAGTTGGAATAGCTAAGTATAAAACAACGCTAGAAAGAACTGATTTAGATACGTTACAATGGCTTACACACGCACAGGAGGAAGCTATGGACTTTGTGCTTTACTTGGAACGACTGAAAGACGAATATAAAAGCAAGAATTTAAGTAGAACAATGCCTAAATAAAGACGGATGAAAATAGTAATAGAACAATACAACCATACAATAACACACGAAGTTCCACACAATGACGTAGACCTTGACGAAGTGTTACAAATGATTGAAGGACTTTTGAAAGCAATTGGATATGTATTCAGCGGACACCTTGAGATAGTGGATGACAGTGTAGAGTTTAGTCAAGTAACAACCCATTACAGAGATGGAACAATCGAACAAGAATAAGTGGCAATTTTTACCACATATCGTAAATAGAAATGATAACTAAACAACAAGAACAATGAAAGCAAGTGAATTACGAATAGGCAATTATTTTTATGACACTTTAGGTAAAGTAAATAGAATAGATTTAGAAGCAATTACTTATATTGTAAAAGAACCACATAATCAAGTAAAACCTATCCCACTAACCGAAGAATGGTTGTTGAAGTTTGGATTTAGTAAAAGAGATGTATTGTCTTCAGTTTTGTATGATATGAAAAATCCACGTTTTTCAATTTACCTAAATCCTCCGATAGATAAAAGTAATAAATGGAATATACTTGGTATTGAGAAAAATATTAACATTCAATACGTTCACCAACTTCAAAACCTTTACTTCGCACTCACTGGAGAAGAACTAACAATTAAACAACAAGAACAATGAAAGAAAAAGACTTAGATTACTTCAAGCAAAATGCCGAAGAAGATTATATGACAACACCAATTAGCGTTTTAAGATATATTAATGAATTAGAGCAGACATTAGAGCCGACATTAGAAGACACAAACGCTAAAAAAAATTGGATTTCAGAAACAAATTCAAGTATCTATGATGGTTATAGAAATAAAATAACAAATGAATGGATTGCTGAATCTGAATATTTTAAAATGTTTGGTTGTTATTAACCTTTAAACAACAATAACAATGAGAACACATTTAATAACATCTATTATTACCTTTTTAATATGTATTTATTTGGTATTAATGGTGTTAATACCAATGGTAGGATGGACTACCTTTTTCGCTAT